AACGTATTGACATCGCGCAGCTTGAGACTGGTCGGTGCCTGCTTTGGTGGATTGGTCTTGTAGTCAATGCCCTGCGCCTTGCGTAGCTGCTCATGCTGCAATTGCTTGATGTCGCCAAGCGCTTCCATCCCTGGCGAATTGCCGTAGATGTCGCCGCCCGATGTCATCCAGCGCGGACTAAGTGACGGAAAATCATTGAACCCGGCATCGCGCAGCAAACGGCCATCGGTGCCGCCTAGCTCGAAATAGCATGATCGCCAGGCCATATTCGCCGCGTCTTTCTTGCGTGTATCGCGCTCGGTGCGTGGCTCGATGCTATGAATCACCGTAACCCACTGATCCAGTGCGCCGCGATCATGCAATCCCTGCACCGTGTTGCTGCACTGCTTGTAACCAAACTCGGCCACCAGTTGCGCCACGGTCATCTGCGATTCGCGGTAGATCGTATTGACGTTGCCGCGCGCATCCGTGGCCAGTGCGTATTCGCCAATGGTCAGCGGGTGATGGTGAATGATCGCCTTGAAATCCGGCACCACAATGCTCGATGCCGTGCCAAATGCGCCAAGTTCTTCGTACATTGAATGCAGCGCGCGATAGGTATTCGACTTATTGAATACCATGCTCATGCGCCGCGTGACATCCGCCAGCCATTGCTTGACCGCAAATGATTCATCCAGTTGCGGGTCGGAAGTTGTCAGGCGAAACCATGGCCGGGCCGGGCTAGTCATCCCCGACATCATGCCGGCCGCCAGCACACGCAATGCCCGGGTGCCGGTTGAGTCGTAAATGGTGTTGTGCTTCTTGCCGCCCTTGTTCTGATCAGTCACCAGGAAGCGACCGGATCGCGGCAGAAGGTTCTGGCTGATTTCCATCCAGTGACTGTCCCAGCTCGAGCGCTCGTTCTTCAACGAGGCCCAGCGCCGGTTAATGTGTTCTGTCTTTTTAAGTTCGGCCATCACATTCCAAGCAAAGTATTTTTGTTGAGTTGCTGGCTTTCGTCCTCGGTCGTGGTCAATAGCGTTGATCCACCGGAAAAGCCTTGTCGGCGTTGCTTATCCTTGATGTTCTTCTTGTCCTTGGTGGCCTGCATCGATTCATCCGACACGGCCTGTGTCGTCGTGCCCCCGAGGTCGTCATAACTGTTTGATGGTTTCGGCGCACCAAATAGACCGCCAAGGATCGAATTAACCTTGGCCTGCGATTTCTCTTCGGTGTATTCCTTCAGCCGGCCGCCAATCGGGTCGACGACCTTCATCACCTTGTTGGTGGCGTCGTTCGCCTTCTTGACGATGTTCTGAAGCGACTTGAAGAAACCCATGGCCTACTGCCCCAGCAAGGTCGAGCGCTTGGTGTTCAGCTTGTCTTTCTCGACACCCTGCGCACCAGTCAGCATCGTGCCGGATACGCCAGCCTTGCCCGACATCATCGCGGCCGACATCATGGCGCCGGTATCGGGCGACTTCATGTTCTGCTGGTTGGTGGCCTCGTCAGCTGCTTTCTCTTGGGCAAGCGCTTGTTGCTTGGCATCGGACTGCGCAGACTCTTGCTGCTTTGCAGCTTTCTTCGCGTTCTGATTTGATGAAACGGCACTGTATGCAGAAACTGCCGCCATCGCCCATACCGCTGCTGTAAGTCCTGACATCAATTCACCTGTTTTAGTGCGCGAGACAGCAGACGATCACTTTCGCAAGTGATCTCGTTTTCTGCGTCATCGACGTTGTTTGATTCGGTGCGAAACACAGTTGTCCACCATGTGTCGGCATGTGCGATACCTGCCCGCTTATGGCCCTTACTAGCCGCCAAAACATTGAAGCCAGTCAGTCTTTGAACCCCTTCATCGGTTGTCACTGTCAAATCCCCAAACAGAATTCCGATGCTATCCAGACTAAGGTTTGCGCCAGTTGCGATAACCCCAGCGGGTATAAATATCGTTCTGGCGTACATGCCACCATGAATCAAATGTGTGGTTTCAATTTCCACCTGCGGCAGATCCAGCAGAAACCCCTCAAGCTCACGCACAGCCTCAACGCTCGGCATCCCGCCAAGCAGTTCTAATGATTCGTTATGCGACGGTATGAGACAGGTTTCCATGCCGGCAATTTATGCGCGGCACGGATTGGTACGCGCACCTATGCGTAGGGGTCGTGCCCCATTGGGTCGGCCTTGGTTCGGTATTCATCAAGCGGGTCGCGCTTCAGTACCGGAAAGGCAAACGACAGCACCAGCGCATCCGCCCGGTTAGGCGAAGGAATGCCACGCGACTTCATATCCTTCTTCGATTCGATCTGCAACTTGCCATCGATGCGCGGCACAATCTCAGGCGCTTGCAGTTCGTCGCGCAGCGTCGAGTCAGGAGGCAATGCGCCGCCAGCTTTCAGCCAGTCGCGGGCGCCCTTCCACATTTCGGCCCGTTTGTTGATACAGCCGATGTCGCCTGATGCGGAAGCAAACCAGACCAAAGTCCAATCGCGCCCAATTCCCTGGCCGGCCGACACAATGCCAGTGCCAAACCCGGCATCGATGAACACAGCATCGGCCTTGTGATCGTCCTCAAACTGCGCAATCTTCTGCGCCATCACCAGGTCGTTGTCGTTCTTCTGGTAGGTGGCGAGGATCGAGAATGCCAGCCCCTGGCGCAGCCCGATCACGAATTCGTCGTCGCCTTCCCATGCCGGGTCAACGGTCAGTATCTTTGCAGCGAAGTTGTACGACTCGGGGCGCAGCACCTTGCCATAAGCCTCTGACACATCGACCTCGCTGATGTACTGACGCGACGACATCGACGGAAACATGCCGCGCACGCGGACCTTGAAGAAATCGGAATCTTCGCCATAGTCCGCCGCCCACTTGGCAATCTGCTCCTTGTTGGTGCCATCGACCGTGCGGCTATCAATCTGCTTGGCCTTCCAGCGATGCTTGAAGCGCCGGAAGCATTCACGGAAACGGCCTGTGTTGCGTGTCGGGTTGCCGAACGCAATCCAGATAATCTCGGTGTCCTCGTCAGTCAGCGCACCCTCGGCAACTTCCCATACCTTGTCACTGATGGCGCTGGCCTCGTCAAAGATCAGCACAATGCGCTTGCCCTTGTTGTGCAAGCCGGCAAAAGCCTCAGTGTTGTGTTCGGACCATGGCACAAAATCAGCGCGCCACGTCTTTGCGTGTTCCTTGTCCTTGCTGGAGATGCTTGCTGATGCCGGCTCGAACCAGTGCGAGGTAATAGCCAGCCGCGCCCACTTGCCAATTTCCGGGCTGGTCTTGGTGCGTAGCTGCGTGTCAGTGTTGGCCGTGACCACAACCTTGCAATCGTCACAGGTCGATAGCGCCCAATTCGTCACCATGCCGATGAATGCGGACTTGCCGATACCGTGGCCGGAAGCTCTGGCCAGCATCAAAGGCTGGTGCCGAGTCTTGGGATTGCTCAGATGGTCGCGGATTTCCTCAAACGCTTCAACCTGCCACTGGCGCGGACCTGAGTAATCAGCAAGCTCGCCATGGCCCCAATCAAAGGCCATGCGCGCCCACTTCTCCGGGTCTTTGTCGCAGGATGCGGCAAGCTCAATCAGTTGCGACTCGGTATCACTCACGCTTTTTTGCCCTGCTCAGTCGATCAGCCAGCGCGTCAGTGATGTTCAGATTCAGTTTGTCGTTGAACATGCCGAGATGCCTTGCAACTGAGTCAAGCGCGCCCTTCTTGTCAGCAATCTTCATCTTCAATATTTCACCAATGCCCATTTCTGAATTGCCAACCTGACAGATTTCAACGCCGGCAATAACGGCAGCGGTATCGTCGTCCAGTTGCTGAATTGAAAGAGGCCGGCCCGTTTCATCGAACAACTTGCGCGGATCAAAAAACGCCAGGCGTGCGTACTCTTGCAGGATTCGGTCCTGAGTTATCTCGAATTTCTTTTCAAGGCGCAGCCGCTTTGCTGTTATTGCTTCGGCTACCCAAGTTTTCCCAAGCAACTCAGGGCCAATTCTGTCAGCCGTCTTTTTTGAATACCCGGCTCTAATACATGCTTGCGTTGCGTTCAAGTCGATCATGTATTCATCGACAAAGCGCGCTTGTTTTGCTGTCAGCGCCATATCAACGCTCAGCCCCATCATTTTCAAAAGAAACTGAAAACAAACAATATTTCCCTTTTCCCTCTCTATAAAACAAACAAACAACTATCTTGCTTTTAATAATGTTTAGAAAATATCTATTGATAAATTTCATATCAAACCTCAACCGTTCCCGGAATAACCCGTACCTGCTTCCAATCAAAAATCACCTGATTACGCTTTTCATATCGGCAAATCTCTGCAATGCAGGACTTTGAAGCGCCATAAGCCCGCGCAATATCCCGATACGGCCACCCGGCGAATTCGTGCAAATCCCTGATCTGATCAACCTCGACATCAGACAAGCGAGCATTCTGGTGATACTCGCCGATGCGCAGACCTCGGTCATTTGTCGCCACCAAGCGAATTATTTTTTGCTGGGTCACTTGCTCAATTCCTTCAGTAGTTGCTTGTGTTCAGCCTCGATGCGCTGGTAATCCTCTTTCTTCCAGTGCGGCAATTCGTGCGGCCCTTCTATCCATTCAACGCGCTCAATCCCTATTTTCTTGATTAATCGGATGCGGTATTCAAGCTGGTTCCCGCTTTTTGCTGTGTTGCACGGTTCGCACTGAAGATTAATGTTGTCATGGTGGTAGCGAAGCGCAGCCATAGCCCCCCTTGACCGGTAATGGCCTGCATTGACCTTTCCTGAATGGTGTCTTCCGCATGAGATGCATGGTTGGCCGGCGTCTCTTGCGCGGATATATGAATTCACGGCTATCTGCGCTTTGTCTGCCCAATAGCTAAGGGGCTTCATTGCCTCAAGTTTAATTTTTACCGTCTTGCGATCTTCAAGCTGAGCGATGCGCTCTGCCTTGGCGCGCTTGAACTGAGCTTGCTTGAGTGCGCATTCAGGAGAACATGCTGATTGCAGCGGGCGCAATGGCTGGAATGTCTCTTTGCATACTCTGCATTTGCGTGGCTTCTTTGGAACGGCCATTACGGTTCTCCAACAAACGACTGAGCCATTTCAGCAATGGCATCCTCAGAAAGAGTCGGCCAGTAGCGTTCAGCAATCGTTCGGCAAATACCGCGCGCGGCCTGTTGATACTCCCCTTCATCCATCGACTCGTTTGACAGACTGCGCGGGATCAACTGCATCATCATTCCGTAACCGGCGATTGATATACCAATCTCGTCACAAGCCACCTTGCCCTCGATCTGCAAGCGCTTGATTGCCTTGTGTGCATCCAGCCCGGAAAATGCCTCGATGTTCGACACAACCAACTGCCCAATGCGATGCACCAGCCGATTGAACTTCGGATTGCGCGGCTTCGTCAGTTCAGCGGATAGCAAGTCGCCCATGTGATAGCCGCGCTCCCGGAGTTTTGATTGAGCGTAGTTGTCAGCGGGAATCAGGCATCCACGATCCACCCGAAAATAAATCTTCTCGCGCTTACCCATGACTGACGCCCTCAATCCATAGCCCCATGCTTGCCAGATAATCTCTGTCCGTTACCCGCTTGCAACCATCACACTTCGGGCTGATTGCGCGACGATCAAACCGGCACAGGCGCGTTACGGCATATTCCTGGCAACCGTATGGCGCGTCCTTGTGCTTTGGCTTGCTGGCTTTGATAAACGCATTGAGGAAGCGAATTCGCTCCTGCATACTGGCCAGTTCAGCTATTGCCTGGGCGCTGTTCATTTCTTCGCCGCCTTCCCGTTAGCAACGACCTTGGCCTTATGCGCCCGGTAGCTCTCTACCTCAGCGCGTGCTAGTGCTTCGGCTTTCTCTTTGGGGATTCCGCCATCAAAGTGCATGATTGCTGCGCGTTCTTGTGCGTATTCCTCGTCTTCTACGCGATGGAATCCCATTGCGCCCATCATTGAGTCAAATGTGGCGTTCATGCTGCTTTCCTCAATGGCCGGCGAATCTGTGCAGCTTCGTCAGCAAAGTACGCAGTCCATACCCGATAGCGTTCTTCGTGATTGTCGATAGCTGCGGGAACCTTAACCCCGGCAGCGTTGATAACTTCATACCCTGCGCGCAACTGGTCAGGGCCGGGCGCAAAGTCAATGCGCAGCATGGCTTTCAGTCCGTCCATTTCCTCTTTGGTGAAAATTCCAGCGCGAAGGCGGTCTTCTGCCCATGTATCGAAATCGTCCTTGAATTGCTTGGTAACGGTTACGGTAGCCATTTCAAAACTCCGTCATCTCTACGGACTCACCAGCAGGCATATAGCAGCGCGGGTGATCGTTCATTGATTCAACAAATTGCCCGGATTGCGGGTCAAACCAGAATTGCAATGCGCCGTTCCAGCCAGATCCATTGCGCTGTGATTCGCAGGTCAAAATGGCGTCTGGTTCATGGCTCTTGGATTGATCCCCTGCGCTCATGGACTTGTGCTTAGGCTTGTTGCGCCAAACGGTGAATACGTTTTCGGCCATGTCGCCGATTTCGCTGGTTCCCTTGACATCGTGCAGCCCTGGCGGCGTATCGTCAGACGCTCCTTTACGCGCATGGGCAACGAGGTGAATGTGAGGCCCGGCTTGGTGCGCAACGCTTTGGAGCTTGTCAACAAAGTGCTTTTGCCGGCTGTAATCATCTGAACCAACACCAATCCCGCACTTCATCAGTGAGTCAATGACGATATGGTTTATGCCAAACGTAGCCACGGCATAGCGGCACAGCGCAACCACGTTGTCAGCCTGCAATGCGCCTTGATGATCGAACAACCAAAGCCGCTTTGATGCGTACTCAAACCAGTCATTGACGAACGATTCAGGAGGACGGCTTGAACCAGACTCTTGCCGGCACTTACGGGCTAAAACCTCTTCAGGCTTGAATTCAGGCGAGACAATCAAAACCTTCTGATTAAGCCTCATGCAGTGCAGCATGACTTGGGAGAGCAGTTGAGACTTGCCGTGACCTTTGTAACCAGACCAGATTGATAGCTCGCCGGGGCGCAGTTCGATTAAATCGTGCGTCTTGAACCACGGCATCGGAACGCCGATTGCGCCGCCTCTGTGATTCAGAACATCAAGCGTGCGTTTCTTGAAGCGGTCAGCAGAACGAACTTGATGGACGTTTTCCGGCTCAGTGAATTGCGACAGGTCGATATGGGAATCAATGAGGTTCATGCTGCAACCTCCAGCAGCGATGACTGACGAGCTGCTTTGTTCTCATATTGTCGAACCGATGAAAATATTGAACCTTGCTGCTCGTTGCTCTTAATCCATTCGCTTGCTGCGGTGAAGAACTCTTTCTTAATCTCGAATCCGTACCCCCTGCGTCCGATATTGTGAGCAGCAATCAGCGTTGATCCACTTCCTGCGCATGGATCAATAACCACATCGCCCTCGTCTGTGAAAATGCTAATCAGGCGCTCAAGTAGATTTACCGGCTTTTGAGTCGGATGCAGCTTTGGAGAGTTAGAGTCTTTTTCCCAATCAATGCAGTTAAAAACCATCTTTCCGTGATTGTTGAACTTCGGAAGTTTGTCGCGGTATAGGATCAGTCCGTATTCACAATTTCCAACAACGCGCATATTTGCTTTAAGCACTTGCGCGGAGAAGTTCTTACGAAAAACAAGATTGATATATTTATTAAGACCATGTTTTTTTGCCTCTTCGATCAGTTGAAACTGTTGCTCGAAGGCGCAAAAAACAATCATTGCCGGTGCGCGTCCTGCTTCTTTCGGCTCCTTAATCATCAAGGTGGAGCAGAAGTGCATAAACTCAGGAACTCGGAAATCCTTGTCCGTATCGAAAAACTCTTTACCGGCTAAATGGCTTTCTCCGTTCGCGTTGTCGCCACCGACATACCATGATGGATTTGAGCCGTAAGCATTGATTCCGATGTTGTACGGAATATCTGCAATCATCAGTTGTGCGCGTGGCACGTTGTAACGCTTGAAGTTTTGGAAGTGATCGTGAAATAGGTTCATTTCCAACCCCTATGCGGCGCCCAGGATGCGAACGTATCGCCAGCGCACACGACCAGATGCCGAGGCCGTGAAGCAATCAGCGCCTTTGCCAGATCGCGAACCTTATCGCAGGCTTTGTCTGCAACGATTGATACGTCCATGCCTCCTAGCAAGTCATACTTGCCCGGCTGGATTTCGTCGCCTTCCTCAAGCGTCAGATTGCAGAACGTCAGGCCATGCGGTCGGTAGAAATTCGTATGATCGCCGTCAAGGAAAAGGCGAACAGGCAGATCAACGCCTTGGCGGTAGATAGCCGAGAAGAAATCAAGGCCGGTCATAGCGCACCCCGCATGAAATCGGGCAACTGACCGGGAACCGACTTCGGCTTTTCCTTAACCTTCGCCCAATTCTTCGAGATGGCATTGCGAAACGCGGCGTCCCAGTCGATGTACTTGTACCCCTTGGCCCGGCATGAGTCGATGAAGTTGGCAAGGTGCGCATCAAGCTGGTCGTGACCGTTAGCATCTGCCCACGATTTAACCGACTCGGAGATTGAGAAGTCTTCGGGAATTGGAGTCTCGCGTTTTGACGCGACTACCTTTCCCTTCCCTTCCTTCCCTTCCTTCCTACCTGCGCGTGCATCCACCGTCACTGACGCGTCATCCACGCGTGAATCTATATACTCATTTGGGCCGGGAAGATTTGAGTCTTTTTCACGCGGATTTATGTGCTGGTGTTCGGTGAATGACGGTATGTGCGCAAGTCCTGCACCGTACAAACACACAAGGCCACGCGTCACTAACGCGTCACATAACGCGTCAATGTTCAAATCATCAGCCGGGAAATATCGCATCTTGAAAGTCTTTGGCTTCCAACAAAATCGACCTTCTTTGTCAGCCTCGCACCACAAAGCGATGTACAAAAGCCGAGCCATTGGCTCAAGCTCAACAATATCTTCAGACGTAAAGAATTCAGGCTTGATTGTTCTTATCCGTGCCATTAAAATAACTCCAGGTTGTTTAAAACCCGCTGAGGCTTGCCGGCCTGTGACGCGGGTTTTTCTTTGCCTGCTGAATTGGCCGCAGACATCGCCACGCAATCAGCGCACTTGTAGCCGCCCTTGCTGTAACCCTTGATAAGCAACTTGCGCCCGAATGCTTCTTTGGGTTGCTTGCACACTGCGCAGCGGAACGTGGCACATACACCTATCCCGGCCATGCTTGGGTTGTTGCTGCGCTCGCGGTAGTTTGCTTCGCGCTGGCCTTCAAAGTGGGAAGTCATTTCTCACCCATCATAAATTTGATAGCAAACGCAATAGCTTCACCAAGCTCTGCTGGATCAGCCATTGGGATAGTTTCCGATCCGCGACGCCATGCGTTATGCAGGGACAAAACAACAATTGCACGCTCTAGGGTCATGCCGCCCGCCTTCCCTCAACGCCATGCTTGGAAACCGGAATAAACGATGTCTGCGGATACTTGCAGCGCCCCTCGGCGCACATCCGCGCCTGATAATCCGGCGTGCAGTCTTCGCAATAGCCGCTAGGGGTTGGTAAGCCAGCGGTATTAACGGCATGGTTCATGTTGCGCCAGGCCAGCAGCGAAGCATCATTCGGAAAACAAGGCGGTGT